TCATTTGCTGTTTAATGCGTTTACTATTTTTATAAACTTATCTGCAGAAATGGCGCCGGCAAGATATTGTTGTTTAAAGCGGTCGACTTCTGCAGGGATACTCTGTTTAAAAGTTTCGGCCTTTTCCGCATTAAACATAGGAAGTGGTGGTAAAAGGCCCAACTCTGCTGCTAATTTGTAGATATGCTTGCAGGGACCGCGCTGGGCATTAAAATCAAAACAAGTACAGTGGTTGAGTGTAACTTCGTAAAGTTCTCCGCTAGAGCCTGAAATTTTAGCAGTTTGGCGTTGCGCATCAATGCTCACTATATTCTTGTTCTTTATTTGCTTCGCAGTATTGATGCGTTTAATTTGGTCTATTTTACTGTGGATAGAGGCATCCCAATTACCGAAAGTCATTATAAACACCACCTAAAAGGTACAAAATTATACTATTTTAAATAGTCCCGTAAATCTATAAAAATTTGTTCTTGATCCTTTATTCCCAAACAGTGCCCATATTTTAAAAGTTTTAAAAATTCATCTGCATGAGCATAGTATTGCGTTAATTTAATGGCTTTACAATGATTGTAAGTAAATACATCAAAGCATATACTCCCATACGTATATTTTGATTCTATACGTAATGTAGTTTCTGTTGGTGATGGGATGTATGAAGGCAGATAGGTCCATTTATTATTTGTGGAGCTATGGACTTGTAATGCTATAGTTGCATGCTTGCCTACATTAGCCCAAATATCTTTTCTATAAATTTCTGGATTGTTATTATAAAATATTACACCTACATCAAATTGATATTCGGCGCCCTGGGTCCATGTTTTATAAGTTTGGCCATTGTCTTTATAAGTAGTATATTTAATATCTAAATAATCTCTGTGAAACTCTCCAACCCCAAAAGCCCAACCTTCTGCAAAGCCGTTTTTAAATGTAGCCAGTAACTCAAGAGATCTTTTTATATTAGGCGTTTGTAGTATTTTTAGTTCCCGTGCAAGCCTATAAATATGTCCGCAGGGCAAGCTTCGGTTTTGAAAATCTTCACAAGTACAAGAAATTAAAGTTGTTTTATAACCTTCTTCGGTAATGCCACTAAGATTAGCTCTATCAATTCGACCTTTGAATGTATTAGGATTAACTCCGTTTTGTCGTCCATCCCAACGGCGTACTTGATCTGGCGATATGTGCATATGTAAATTCCAATCGTCCCATTTAGTTATAATCATCAAAAACTACTCCTAAAATTTATTTATGCCTTTGTGCTTCTATTTCGTCAACACAAAGGTTCTTACCACAATCTTTTTCATAATGCTCCTGCTCATGCAGGTAAGTTTTCATGTTGGATTCCCTCGTTAAGCGGGCATTCAAGATGAAAATTGCCTCTCCATCAATATCTTCTCTAACAAAGCCTCGAACGTCGTGAGGCAAGTCATATAAGATAGTTCTACTCATTCGCCTTCCTCTTTGGCTTTTTGGTAATCAATAAATTTCATAACTTCTTTAATGCTTTCGGGTTTTAGTTTTTTGGTAGCGTCAAATAACACTTTGTATTGAGGATTATCATAAATTTCCTGTGCCATTTTTGCTGCTTCAGGATTGAGGTAATAGGTTTGGTTTTCTTTATTATTTTCCCACCCCATTAGATAACCTGGAGTTACATTTAGAGCTTTCGCAATTATTTGAACTTGGTTTATAGGAACTTTTTTGATGAATCCGGTTTCGTATCTTTGAAGAGTAGATTTGTTGATGCCTGTTAAATCCGAAAGTTCCTGATAGGATAGACCAAGTTCCAATCGCCGAAGTTTAATTTTTTCAATTAGTTCTGTTAATTCTTTTTCGCTCATTGTAAAAACCTCTCTTTGCTGCTTAGACCAATAATAACATAAATGCAACGGAAAGTAAAACAAAAATATAAAAAACGTTGCATTTGTGCTTGACTTTTGAATTATGTGCTGTTATCATAACCTTGTAGCATAAATGCGACGAAGGGGAGCAAAGGAAGTGATATTAGATGAACTTAGCAAAGCTACGCGGTGCTCTAGCTGAAAAAGGCATAACGCAGAGGGAACTGGCTAAAAAACTTGGCCTGACGACCAAAAGTGTAAATGCAAAACTTAATGGACGCTGTAAAATTTCAGTAGATGAAGCTGCCTCAATGAGCAAAATACTAAAGTTGAAAGAACCTAGCACAATTTTTTTTGATTGATTTGTTGCATAAATGCAATAAAAGAAAAGGAGAATGAGTTCATGAAGTTTTCAGGAATTAAAGAATATGCCAATTCTCGTGGACTTGCATATTCTACCGTTTATGCAATGTGCCGAGATGGAACACTTCCGGCAGTTAAGATAGGACAGCGGCATAAAATTGAAGTCGAAGGCGCTGATCGTTATTTTAATGAACAAATCGAACTTCGACAAAAAAAGTTACAAAAATTAAAATGCCCAATTGTTATTTCTAAGCATAAACGCCGTGATGGCGGCGGGTATTTAGATCAATTGAATTTGATGCGAAAGGAGGTGAAATAGCTAATGCCGGAACAACTGCCTACGGAAATATTTAATTTGATATCAGACAGATCTACACAGATAAAGGGCTTAAACTCATACGCTAAAGCGATTCAGGCTGTTTCTGGTAAAATTCCAGCTCATATTTTAGATGATTTAATTGAATCCCTAAGGTCTTTTAATAGCGGCATAGAATGTTTAGAACTCGAGTTGGATAATAATGGTTATTCCTTTGATGACTTAGCTTATCTGACGGCTATAGTCGATGCTGCAGAGAGGAACAAAAGTCGTGCTGGGGGGGAGGAAACACCGTGAAAACACTAGGGATTTATATTTGGTACTTTTTTGCTGAGAGTGAAATTTTCCCTAAGATCCTGATAGCAGTATCACTGGTCATCTTTGGGATGTTTTTAGAAAGGGCGTGGTGAGATGTGGAAAGAGTTAGGTTATCAAATTGCGGTAATTGCTATTGGGACTTGGGCCGGTGTATTTTTCGGGTTATGGCTCTGGTGCAAGGTTGCTGGAATGAATTAAAGAAAAGAGCCATCAGCACGGCAATGCTGACAGCTCAGGGTTAATACATTGGTCATGAACAACCTGTATTGACTACATTATAGCATAAATAGAAGGATTGACAATGAATTACGGCTTAAATTTTCCTATTGAGAATTATGCAGCTCTATACATAGCTATAGTAAACAGCGTTGATACGGAGACAGCTTTAGCAAAAGTTATGCCACGAGAATCAGTACATTACAGGTCAAAAGCAGAACGTCGTGAGCTTATTGCGGAAGCTAAAAGTTTAATGGAGCAAGGTATTCGGTTAGAAAGGCAGCCAGCGTCATAGGAGTTAAGCGTCCTACGCTTGTATGGTGGCTGAAAAAAGAAAAGGAGCTATTTCAATGACAGTGAAAATTAACAGTCTCGAACTTGAAAATATCAAAAGGATTAAAGCAGTAAAATTAGTACCTTCGGCGAATGGCTTGACTATTCTCGGTGGTAAAAATGGTCAGGGTAAAACCAGCGTTCTGGATGCGATTGCCTGGGCGCTTGGTGGGGAAAGATATAAACCTTCTGAACCGCAGCGACAAGGATCTGTTACTCCGCCAATTCTGCATATAGAGTTATCTAATGGGCTTATAGTTGAGCGGAAGGGCATTAACGGCAGCTTAAAGGTCATCGATCCGCAGGGAAATAAAGGCGGCCAGCAGATTTTAAATGAGTTTGTAGCGCAACTTGCTTTAGATCTGCCAAAATTTTTGAATGCAAATAATAAAGAAAAGGCCAATGCTCTTTTGCAGATAATAGGGATCGGTGAAAAACTTTACCAGTTGGATGCTGAAGAACAAAGGATTTATAACAGGCGGTATGAAGTTGGACGCATTGCTGACCAAAAGAAAAAGTATGCATCTGAGCTTGAAATGTATCCGGATGTTCCTAAAGAGCTCGTTTCCGCAGCTGATCTAATTAGGCAGCAGCAGGCGATACTTGCCAGGAACGGCGAAAACCAGCGCAAGCGGCAAATGTGCCAGCAGTATGAAGAAGAATTAGCTAAAGCGCAGATTGCTTTTGACGAAGCGAAGAACCGGCTTAAAGAAGCTGAGGCTGCAGTTTCGGTTGCCCGTAAGTCGGCCGCAGATTTACAGGATGAAAGTACGGCAGAATTGGAAGCGAATATCTCTGACATAGATCGCCTGAATATTAAAATCAGGGCCAATATGGACAGGGAAAAGGCTGAAATCGAAGCTGAAGAATATAGCCAGCAATATGATGAACTGACAAAATCGATCGAAGATATTAGAGAGCAGCGCTTAAAGTTGTTGGAAAGTGCAGACCTGCCGCTACCTGAATTGTCTGTTGAAAATGGTGAGCTGGTTTATCGTGGGAATAAGTGGGATAACATGAGCGGCAGTGAGCAGCTTAAAGTAGCTACTGCTATTGTCCGCAAATTGAATCCGAACTGTGGTTTTGTGCTCATGGATAAGCTGGAGCAGATGGATCAGGATACTTTAAATGAATTTGGTAAATGGCTGGAACAGGAACAGCTGCAGGTAATCGCTACACGTGTCAGCAGTGGCAAAGAGTGTTCGGTCATTATCGAAGATGGTTATGTTAAAGAAGATAACAGCCTTCCAGATGAAGGCGCAAAAACATGGAAGAAAGGTGAGTTTTGATGAAGTTTCAAATTACCAGAGGGCTGATTGTAAAGCCGCAAAAAGTTGTAGTTTATGGTCCTGAAGGTATTGGCAAAACTACTTTTGCCGCTGATTTTCCGGATCCGCTGTTTATCGATACCGAAGGCAGTACGAATGTCTATGATGTTGCCAGATTACCGGCGCCGACTTCTTGGACGATGTTACTGGATGAGGTTAGAGAGGTTATCAAAAATCCGACCTGCTGTAAAACATTGGTTATTGATACGATTGACTGGGCAGAACAGCTTTGCGTGGGTCATGTATGTGCTAAAAATGGCAAAAATGGGATCGAGGATTTTGGTTATGGCAGTGGCTATATTTTTGTAAGAGAAGAATTTGGACGCTTTTTAAATCTGCTTTCTGATGTGATCGAGATTGGGATCAATGTTGTTTTAACAGCACATATGCAGATGCGTAAGTTTGAATTGCCTAATGAAGGTGGAAGTTTTGACCGGTATGAGCTGAAGCTTGGCAAAAAGACTTCATCGCAGACTGCTCCACTGGTCAAAGAGTGGGCTGATATGCTGCTGTTTGCCAACTATAAGACTATCGTGATCGCACAGGATAAGGACGGGAAGAAATGCAAGGCCGCCGGTGGTGAGCGGGTGATGTATACGACACATCATCCTAACTGGGATGCGAAGAACAGACAGGATCTACCGGAAGAATTGCCCTTTGATTTTAAAAGTATTCGTGGCTGCCTAGTCTATTCCAATACGGAAGCTTTGCAGCCTGTGTTACAGCCAGTTGTAATGCAACCGGAAACGCTTGCGGCACCGGTTGCTAGTGCCACTGCAATTATAGATACACCTTCTGGGCTAATATCTGTAGATCCGGCGCTTATCCCTGTAACAGCATCAGGTGATACAGTGGCTGTACAAACGCCAAAAGTAATTCCAAGTTATGTGCCAAAAGCATTGGCTGATTTAATGGCGTCGGAAGGTGTAACGCTTGCAGAAATTCAAAAGGTTGTGGCCCAGCGTGGCTATTATCCCGAGGGAACACCTTTTGAAAATTATGCAGAGGATTTTGTACAGGGTTGTTTGATAGGAGCCTGGCCCAATGTCTTTGCTTTGATCAAAGAGAACAGGGAGATACCTTTTTAAGTTTAGAGAACTCAATGTAGTTTAAATAATATTTAACAAATAAAGGAGAATAAAATAATGGCATTTGAACAATTAGGACAAGCAGTACCCGTAGAAGAAAGAGAATTAGGTTGGGACGATACTATCGAAAAGGAGAGCGCCGGTTTTATCATTCTGCCGGAAGGTGATTATGAATTTAAGGTATTAGAGTTCCAACGTACCCGTCATGAAGGCAGCGAAAAGTTACCGCCCTGCAATAAAGCTGTAATAACTTTGGTAGTTGAAACACCAGAAGGCGAAGCCCGCATCAGGCATAACTTGTTCTTACATTCTCGGACGGAAGGCATGATTTCAGCTTTCTTTATCGGTATTGGGCTAAAAAAGCATGGTGAACCTTTGAAAATGGATTGGCCGCGGGTAGTTGGTCGAAAGGGCAGGGCCAAGATCGGTATCCGCATGCACGATGGTAAGCAGTATAACGAAATTAAACGCTTTTATGATCCTGAAAATACAGCGGCAACAGCACCTACTGCGGCAGCACCGCAGCAACAAAACTTATATCAAGGACAACCGCAGGCCGCTCCTGCGTTTCGGCCCGGAGCTTTCTAATGCAGCTGCGTCCATATCAGGAAGAAGCTAAACAGGCTATTTTTGACGAGTGGAATAAAGGAATAAACCGCACCCTGTTGGTATTGCCGACCGGGTGCGGTAAAACTATAGTCTTTGCAAAGGTTACAGAGGAACAGGTTAAACAAGGTGACCGGGTACTGATCTTAGCGCACCGTTTTGAACTGCTGCAGCAGGCCTGTGACAAAATCGAGCAGGCTACAGGTTTAAAATCGGCTATGGAAAAAGCTGAATATACCTGTATGGGAAGTTGGTATCGTGTGGTAGTAGGTTCTGTCCAGACGCTGATGCGCGAGAAGCGGTTAAACGGATTTGCAAAGGATTTTTTCGATACGATCATCGTCGACGAAGCACATCATGTACTTTCAGATAGCTATCAGAAGGTGCTGGAACATTTTGACAGCGCTAAGGTGCTTGGTGTTACTGCAACGCCTGACAGAGGCGATATGCGTAATTTAGGGCAATGTTTTGAGAGCCTTGCTTATGAATATACGCTGCCTAAAGCTATCAAAGAAGGTTATCTGTCACCTATCAAGGCTCAGACTATTCCTCTGAAATTAGATTTGACAGGTGTCGGGACCCAGGCCGGTGATTTTAAGACCAGCGATCTGGGAACGGCTCTCGATCCATATCTGAATCAGATTGCTGAGGAAATGGCTAAAATTTGTATGGATAGAAAGACTGTAGTTTTTTTACCACTTGTCAAGACCAGCCAAAAGTTTAGGGATATTTTGAATGGTATCGGTTTCAGCGCTGCCGAAGTAAATGGTAACAGCGATGATCGCGCAAAGGTGCTGAGTGATTTTGAAACCGGTAAATATAACGTACTTTGTAATTCAATGCTTTTGACAGAAGGCTGGGACTGCCCGGCGGTTGATTGTATTGTTGTATTAAGTCCGACGAAAGTAAGAAGTTTATATTGTCAGATGGTGGGCCGCGGTACCAGATTGGCGCCAGATAAAAAAGAACTGCTGCTACTGGATTTTCTTTGGCATACAGAACGCCATGAACTGTGCCGACCGGCGCATTTGATTGCGACAAATGAAGATGTGGCCAGAGCTATGACTGAAACATTACAGGACGCAGCATGTCCGTTAGATTTGGAAGCAGTGGAAAAGCAGGCTTCTGAAGATGTTGTTGCCCAGCGGGAAGAAGCTTTGGCGAAACAGTTGGCAGCAATGAAACAGCGTAAGCGTAAACTGGTGGATCCGTTGCAGTTTGAAATGAGTATCCAAGCAGAGGATCTGTCAAGCTATGTACCAGCATTCGGTTGGGAAATGAGCCCGGCCAGTGAAAAGCAACTTAAAACATTAGAGAAGTTTGGTATAAATCCGGATGAGATCGATAATGCCGGTAAAGCTGCGAAAATACTTGATCGTTTGGATAAACGCAGGAATGAAGGATTAACGACACCGAAACAGATCCGGTTTTTAGAGGGTCGTGGGTTCCGGCATGTCGGTATCTGGTCTTTCGAACATGCCAAGAAACTGATAGACAGGATTGCTGCCGGTGGCTGGCGTATTCCGGCAGGCATTGATCCACGGATTTACAAGCCTGAATAAAGGAGAACATCATGGAGAATAAATTGGATTTGCTGCCGCTGCTTGATTATATCGATCCGAGCGTTCTTGATTATCAGGAGTGGGTCAATATTGGCATGGCGTTGAAAGCAGAAGGTTACAGCGTGAGCGTGTGGGATGATTGGAGCCGGCGAGATGCTGGAAGATACTACGCAAATGAATGTCGAAAAAAATGGGAGACGTTCAGAGGTGATACCAGCGCACCAGTAACGGGTGGTACGATCGTAGCAATGGCTAAGGATAACGGCTGGACGCCACAGCAGCGTGAAGATCATGAACTTTCATGGGATGATATCATCGGACAAAAAGAAGATATGGTTTTGGTCGATAAGAACTGGATCGAAGGCCAGGAAATAGCGGACCCGGAAAACTGGGATCCGGTAAAAGAACTGGTAACTTATCTGGAAACTTTATTCGACAGTACGGAAAATGTTGGCTATGTAACGGAATCATGGCAAAAAGACGGTAAATATTTACCATCAAAGGGCTGTTCTGACAGGACTTCTGGGCAGCTCATTGAGCAGCTTAATAAATGTAAGGGTGATATCGGCGGGGTGCTTGGCGATTATAACCCTGAGTGCGGCGCATGGATACGTTTTAATCCTCTTGATGGTAAAGGCGTGAAAAACGACAATGTGACAGAATTTCGGTATGCTCTGGTCGAATCGGACAAGATGGATATAGCCAAGCAGAATGAAATTATCCGGACACTGGAACTGCCGGTGGCCTGCCTGGTACATTCAGGGAAAAAGTCGCTGCATGCTATTGTTAGGATCGATGCAGCAGACTATGCGGAATATCGTAAACGTGTTGATTATCTTTACGCTGTTTGTAAGAAAAACGGCCTTGAAATCGATACCCAAAACCGTAATCCTTCGCGGCTCAGCAGAATGCCGGGTGTGATGCGTCAGGGACACAAGCAGTTTTTAGTTGATACCAACATCGGCAAAGCCAGCTTTGTAGAATGGCAGGAGTGGATTGAGGCGGTCAACGATGATCTTCCGGAACCGGAAAGCATTAGTGAGATTTGGGATAATTTACCGGAGCTGGCAAAACCGCTGATTGATAATGTATTGCGACAGGGGCATAAAATGCTCATTGCAGGGCCGTCTAAGGCAGGCAAAAGCTATGCTTTGATAGAGTTGTGCTGCGCGATTGCCGAGGGCCGTCAGTGGCTTAATTTTAGCTGTACAAAGGGTAAAGTTTTATATGTGAACCTTGAACTTGACAGGGCAAGTTGTTTGCATCGTTTTAAGGATGTTTATACGGCAATGGGGTGGGAGCCGAGCAATTTGTCTAATATCGATGTATGGAATTTGCGTGGCAAGTCGATTCCGATGGATAAGCTGGCGCCAAAGCTGATCAGGCGTGCCGCAAAGAAGAATTATATTGCTATCGTTATCGATCCGATTTATAAAATCATCACCGGTGACGAAAACAGTGCTGACCAGATGGCGCATTTCTGTAATCAGTTCGATAAGGTTTGTACGGAACTGGGCTGCGCTGTGATCTACTGCCACCATCATTCAAAGGGTGGCCAAGGCAGTAAAAAATCTATGGACAGAGCTTCAGGGTCAGGAGTATTTGCCCGTGATCCTGACGCACTGCTTGATTTGATAGAGCTGGAACCAACAGAAGAATTACTGAAGCAGGAAGAAAATAAAGTAATTTGCGCCGAGTGCTTGGCGTATTTAAAACGATATTACCCTGCCTATATACAGGATTTATCGCAGGATGACGAGTGCAGCAGCGCTGTACTGTTGGAATACTGCCATAAGATGCTTGGCAATAATACTAATATTGAGCTTGTGAAAACGGCGATTCCGGCGGCCAAACAGAGGGTGCGGCAACGTACAGCGTGGCGCATTGAAGGGACTCTACGTGAGTTTCCGAAGTTCCCGCCGATCAATCTTTGGTTTAATTATCCTGTGCATTACGTTGATGATATTGGAAGTCTAAAGGATATTGAACCTGACGACGGGCAGGGACCAGCCTGGCAGCGGAATTTCAAAAAGAAGAAGTCACCGGATGATTTGAAAAAAGAACGAATAGTAGCATTACAAAAAGCTTTTGAAGCAGAAAGTTTTGGTGGGACTCCGACAGTAAAAAGCCTGGCCAGTTATTTAGATGTGACGGAAAAAACGGTGAAGAATCATATTCGAGAAAGTGGAATGTTTGCAATAAGCAATAATGGAGAAGTCGTTCGGAAAACGGAAAAAGTCGAATGATTTTCCTTTTCCGAATTGGAAAAAGTCGAGTGTTTTTCCACGACGCCGTTTTCTGACAATTTGGAAAAACTCGAACATTATCGAGAATTTCCGAATCGGAAAAAGTCGAGCGATTATCGAGATTTTCCTTGAGTGAATGTTCACTAATATTATATACGCGATATACGCGCGCGCGATGTATCTATATATGATTAGTCATTGTAGGTTGTATTCCTATACAACAAAAGGATTTTCCGCCTTGGCTTGGCGGGAAAATTCCTTTCGGTTGTAGGAAGAGGTATACCGCGCGAAAGGAAAAAGGAGCGAATGAAAAATGAAAAATAGTAAATACTGGGAAACTGAAAAAGGAGAAGTTGTAAAATTCGGTAATAGCTTTATGCGTTGTTATGAGAAGGCTGGAAAATTACAATTTGGTTTTATGAAAACAGACGGAACTCTTATCGTAAAAAATACAATTGACCGAAAGGAATTGCTTGAAAGTAAAGAAGGCGCTGACTATTTGCTGGCTACGATTCAAGAATGGCGGGAAGCTTACGAAAGAGGAGCATATGATGATTGAGTTCTTTATTCAGATGAAACTGCCAACAGTTACGCATCAGCAGAAAAAGGTCCATGTTGTAAACGGTAAGCCACACTATTATGAACCTGACGCACTTAAAGATGCCAGGCAGAAGTTTAGTGCGCACCTGGCAGCTTATGTACCTGAAAAAAAGCTGACCGGTCCGATAAGGCTTTTGACTAAATGGTGCTATACAGCTATAGGGAAACATAAGAACGGCGAATATAAAATTACAAAGCCGGACACTGATAATATGATTAAGCTGCTTAAGGATGTAATGACTGGGCTCGGCTATTGGACAGACGATGCACAGGTAGCAAGTGAGATTACAGAAAAGTTTTGGTCAGAGCAGCCAGGGCTTTATGTACGAATTGAGCAATTGGAGTAAAGGAGCGTGATTAGAATGGCACATAAGTGTAAGGGCTGCGTGTGGAGCCGTCAGGTAAGCGAGAATAAAGTTTACTGCCGCAGGGTAAATTGTGTAAAAGAAAATCGATTTCGGAGCGTGATCGGTATGTTAGGGCAGGTGCAGTACGGTCATCAGCTGAGCGAATCTGAAAGTGCTGCGATAGATATTGCTGCAGATGTTTTACGGACAGAGGGGTGATGCGATGCCTACGGACGAAATAAAGGAAAGATTAAAAAATGCATGGGTCTGGCAGAAACAACTTGAAGCGGATTTGCAAATGCTGCAGGATCTAAGAGATTTGGCAGAGCAGATAACCCCAGTCTACAGTTTGGCGCCTGGGGGCGGTAGCAGTAACGACAAATTGGGCGGTACAGTTGCGAAGATGGCTGACGTGGAAGTATCTGTTCAAAGCGATATTAGGATGCTTACAGAGGCGCTAGCGGCGACAAGAGCGCTAATAAAAATGCTTGACGACGAGAAGTTGCAGCTGATATTGTTCAAACGGTACCTGAATTATCAGCGTTGGGAGGTTATTGCTGCGGATTTGGGGTATAGCTGGCGACAGGTACATAGATGTCATGCTACAGCATTAAAATTTTTAGAAAAGATGTCATAGAATGTCACATACTTGACGTGTTATAATGTATGTGTAGAAATTGACAAAAGCCGTTGATCTGGTTAAGGATCAGCGGCTTTTGTGGTATAATAAAACCATCTAAAAATGGATGGTGATAGGTAAAAATGAACAATGATCTAGCAAATGAGTTGATGGATGAAAGCAGTAGTTTTTTTGTCTCAATACACGATTTTATTAGAGAATCTACAAGTAGCTTTAATAAAACTAATAATAAATCAACAATTGAAAAAGATGTTACTATAAAATATATGGTTGAGTGGTTAAAAATTTTAGATAGTATAGCAATTTTGTTTTATCAGGGAAGAGTTGATAGTGCACAAGTTTTAACGAGAACTTTGTTTGAAATAACATTGCAATTATGTTATTTAACCAAGGATAAGAAGTATGTGAGAGATAAAGCTGGATACATTATTGTGGTAGCTGATATAAAAAAATATAAGTATAATAAAGTTTTGCTTGAAAATAAAGAAAAATATAAACTTGATACACAAGAGGAAAAAATAAAAAATGAAGAAATAATAACCAATCTTAGAAATAGTAATATTTTAGAGATAAGAGAAGCATTTGAATTTATTGAAAATAAAATATTGTTTAGAAAGAAGAATATAAAAGAATGGTATGAGATATATTCTAGTAGACATGATATGATTCATATAGGAAGCAATAGGCAGTTGTGTAAAGCTATTGAATTTTATGATGGCGAAAAAGAAAAAGAAATTCTTGTATATGATCTTGTATATGATATATTATCTCAACAAGCGCATGGTATCACGGCTATTGATAGTTTTCGTATTATAGATGGAGAACAAAGGTTTCGTAAATATGATTGCTTATCAAATGGAGCCTGGCAGATTAATTCAATATATAAAATGCTATTAAAAATAGTTGGAACATTGAAGAGCACTTTTGATGAAGAGTTTTATATTGACAGAGAATTATTGGTCAAGTACAACGAAGAAATGCGAAGAATAAAGGAAAAATGGAATAAAGCGTTTAAAAGCAGTCAAGATTAAGCACTCACTAAAGTGGGTGCTTTTCTTATGTCCATCCTCAGGAGAATTTTCATAGGTTCTTTCTGTGGATAACTTTCTTTGAGGGTCTTTCGAGCCCCGAAAAAGGTTTAGATAAAAAAATATTTTTTCTTATTTCCTTCCCTTGGTGGTAGACTGGTGGTGAAAATAGACGTGGCGAAAATGCTGAAACGTGGCTCTGCAAGAGAGCTTGCCGAATTATTGGGGATCAGCGAAAGACGCGTAAATCAGTTGGTAAATGAGGAAGTTTTGCATCGTGAAATAGAAGGCGACTTCATTTTGACAATGGCAATAGCTTCGTTCTACGAAAATAAATATTCTGGTAAAGATGAAGATGCTTATTGGTCTGAAAAAGCACTGCATGAAGCTGCAAAACGTAAACTTGCTGAACTTGAATTGGCACGACGGCAAAATCTTTCACATGATGCGGCAGATGTCGAAAGGGTTATGACAGATATGTTATCTAAGTTGCGCAGCCAGCTTTTGGTGATACCAGCTAAGATGGCCGCTAGATTGGAAAATCATAGTAGAAGTGTTATTATGACTGAGCTTTCTAAAGAAATTAAGTCAAGGTTAACTGAGCTTAGCGATTATGATCCGGAGATATTTAGTGATGAAGAAGACGGTTGAACTTTTTAAGAAAATTTTAAAACAGTCAATAATGCCGTTATCTGATCAAACAGTATCGGAATGGGCTGATAGCTATAGGATGATATCTGGCGAAGCTGCTGCAGAGCCTGGGCGATGGCGAACAAATCGTGCTCCGTATCAAAAAGCCATTATGGATGCTTTTACTGAACCAGGCATAACTAGGGTGATTGCAAAGACCGCATCTCAGGTTGGAAAGTCCGATATCATGAACAATGTTATTGGTCGGTTCGCGCATCTGGCCCCCGCACCAATAATGATGATCCAACCAACTATTGAAACATCACAGGACTATAGTAAATCACGTATAGCGCCGATGATCAGAGATACAAAAGTATTGAGAGATATTTTTAAAGACGTAAAAAGCCGTGATGCCGGCAATACTATCCTTTCTAAACAATTCCCTGGCGGCAGGCTGATTATGGCGGGGGCTAACAGTCCAGCCGGTCTTGCCAGTAAGCCGATAAAAATACTGCTGGCAGACGAAGTTGATCGTTTTCCAAAAAGTGCTGGAACAGAAGGCGATCCGGTCAGCTTGGCTGCAAAACGTATGACTACATTTTGGGACAGCGTAATGGGTCTATTCTCAACACCGACTAATGCTGGAGACAGTCGAATAGAAGATGAGTATATAACAGGGACTCAGGAAGAGTGGCAGCATCAATGCCCAAAATGCAAAGAGTGGCATTTAGTCACGCATCGGGATATGCATACTGACTACGACTGTTCTGTTGATAAAAAGGGAACAAGGCAGGTTATCGTTAAGTCAGTTATTTGGCGTTGCCCAGATTGCGGGTTTGGGTTTACAGAAACTGAAATGCGGCAGGCTGCACAAAAATATATTGCACAGAACGCTTCGGCTCTCGCTAAGGGGGTACGGAGCTTTTTTGTTAACTGTTTTGCATCACCTTGGGTGAATTGGTCAGATGTAATGCAGGAATGGTTGGAAGCCCAGGGCGATCCAGAGCGTGAAAAAGTAGTTGTTAATACTCGTTTTGGAGAAGCATATGAGCGCAAGGGAAATTTTGAAAGCCATGAGCAGTTTATGCGCAGGCGTGAAAACTATGGCGCCGAGCTGCCGGAAGGCGTGCTGCTTTTAACAGCGGCCGTTGACGTACAAGACAACAGGCTCGAGTATGAGATTTGTGGCTGGGGAATAGCTGAAGAATGTTGGGGAATAAAAAAGGGCACTATTTTGGGCGTGCCGGATACACTTAAAGTGTGGGATATGCTGGACGAACAGCTGGATAAGGAATATCACTTTGCGTCAGGTAAGGGTCTTTTGGTAGCCAGGACGTTTATAGATTCCGGCGGTCACTACACGAAAGAAGTTTATGCGTACTGTAAAAAACGATTTGTAAGGCAGCGTTTTGCTATAAAAGGTTCATCGACACCAGGAGTGCCGTTATTGCATAAGTACGCTAAGGTTAAAACCGTAAGGGGACATACGATACCGCTGGTAATGTTGGGCACAGATAGCGGCAAACAATATGTTATGGATCGGTTATCGATTGAAGAGCCTGGACCTAAATATTTTCATTTTCCGCTTGATAAGAGTGATAGCGTAACTGTACAGCTAACTCGCGGCTACGATGAATTTTATTTTAAAGGCCTCATATCTGAAACGAAAGAGCCTCGTCGGAAAAATGGAGTATTAGTATATCAGTGGGTAAATATAGCTAAAGATAAACGGAACGAGCCTTTGGATCTGCGGGTTTATAACCTCGCATGTATGTTAAGCGTAAACCCTGATTTCGAAGCTTTGGAAAAATTGATCAACAGCCCGAATGTAATCAAAGAACAATCGGTAAAATCTAAACTGAAAAACAAGCCTAAAGGCGGCTACGGCTGCATTAGAAAAGGTGTGAGGGGTGATTATTAGTGGCGAGTACGGTACTTAATGAACGGTTAAAGCAGTATTTGTCTGCAGAACAGTCTATTTTGGTAGCAGGGCAAAGCTACAGAATTGGCAATAGAACGCTGACAAGAGCTGATTTATCAGAAATAAGAAAAGAAATAAATGATCTTATTGCTGCAGGAGCGACTACGGATGAGGCAATGTATCCAAGAGGACATCGAACAAAGCAAGTTATTATGCGGGATTAGGAGGATAGATGATGGTGAAACGTAAAAAAGCAATACCGGCTAAGGCTAGGCATCCTACTACAAAGGCACACGTGCCTGTAATTATTAACAGCGGCTATTCAGAAGGCGGCGCCAGTAGGACACGAAGTACTTTACGTGGCTATAATCCATTGAAATCCAGTACAAAAGCAGATGTTGATGTAAATTTGGCAACATTAAGAAACCGTAGTGCAGATTTAGTATGTAATTCTCCGCTTGGTTCAAGTGCTATTAATACTTCGCGAAGCAATGTTATAGGTGCGGGTCTTAAGGTTTCTCCTAAAATAGATTATAGGTTGCTGGGATTGACTGCAGAGGAAGCTAAAGAGTGGCAGCGTCAGGCGTTTCGTGAATTTAACCTTTGGGCAAACAGCACAGCTTGTGATTTGTATCGAAAGAATAACTTTTTTGATATGCAGGATATTGCATATATGAGCTATCTTGTAGATGGTGACGGGTGGGG